TTCTCCAACACCTAAGACCCCCCCTAGAAAACCGCTGCAGGAGTAGAGTTAGCGAAAGTGGTTAGTCTAGCCTAGTCCCCACTAGCACTCCTCCACTTCAACACATACCGCTCGACCGACCATGCGACAATGGTCTGTCGCAGCTCAGCCTCGCGAGCATCTGGCCCCGCGAGCACTCCATACATCTCCCGCACATAGTCCCGCAACTGCTGCTCGTTCATCTCGTTCACCCGCTTCATGAACACCAGAAACTCGTTCATTCTGTATCTCCTTGTGAAACAACCCACCCTGCACTACTACTCACTCCTCCAGCACTTCATCACTATCCTCCACCAGCTCGAGCTCGCCCATGATCATCAACTCCTCGAGCCCGTAGACCGCCCTAGCCCCGCAGCTATCACACTCATACCCGCGAGCATCGGGCTCACACCCGCTCTGCTGCTCCCCACACTTCCTACACCCACCCAGCGTTCCGTCTTCCACATCCGCCATCGTAGCCTTGACCTTAGCCATGATCCTGCTCCTTTTGCATCTGTCCTTCCCTCCCCACATACCAACTCTGCTCCAGCTGCTCCAGCACCCTGTGTGCCAGACTCAGCAACTCCATCCCGGTCATCACCAGGACTTTCCCGTCTCTGGTCGACGCTACCTGCCACACTTGGTTCATGAACTCCTTGGGCTGTTCCCATTCAGGATCTTCGACCAAGCTCAGCTTCAACTCCCCATGTGGCCCGATGATACTATGCATGATGCTAGCACTCCTACCTTGCCCACCCACCCACCAAATCCAGCAGCTGAGTCTCCCCAGCTACCGGACGAAAGGTAGCACAGCTGACGCTACCTAGCTTAGCCTTATCAATCCACATACCAGTGCTCTGGTGGCGTCCACACGTTGCATCCACGACGCTTGTCCAGTCTACAAGCCAAGTACGTCATCATATGATTCAGCAATCCCAGTGTTCGATCCTCTTGCCCAGCTTTTTGGTGCTCTCTGAGCAGCTTCACATCGTACTCCAGCAACTTGAGCAAATCCTCCACCGATTCTTTGTTCAGCTCGTCCATATTAGCCTCCTTTCTAATGAAACACATGATACACCAACCCCTCCCACTGGACCGTTCCGACGTACTTCCGATGCTTCGAATCCAACATATCAAACCCCGTAAACCCGACCCACACATCATACTCCACCAGCCCGCCACTCACCTCGACCTTCGCCCACAGCACCAGCTTCCCACTCTGCATCTGCACCGTGAGCGGTTCAAACACCCTGGGCGCCGAGACCCGGCTGCGTCTCACTCCCAGCTTCCAGATCCCTGCGAGCTTGTTCCGCAGCTTCAGTCACACCCAGCCCACGCTCCATGTAGTGTTCAACCAGCCTGTTTCGTGCCTCGTCCTCATCAATCACTCCACGATCCAGTGACCTCAGCACACGTTCTTTGACACTCAGCTGCATACCTTGCTACTCACTTTCTCCCGATGCTCGGGTGGTCAGAGTCTCGCAAGACTCTTCCCATTCTAGCATCAGTCTGACCCAATAAACGGGTCCAGCACCATTTTTCCTTCTCCACGCGTAAGGTTCGTCGAGATCGACGAGTAAACCTCGTCCGGCTCTCGCTGTCGACTAGCCTTCGCATACCCAATATGCTTGGTCCTGTAGACCGCACCATCCTTCCACTGTGTGACCTTGTACACCTGCACGTACTTGTATGCATCGTATTTGTTCACTTCGACCAACATACCTTGCCCTTTCCATTCTAGCATCGACTAGCCCAGCATTTGCAGACTAGAGCATTCCCCCCAGCAGCTCCATCGCCCAAATCCCCAAATCCTGAATCCACAAATAGACCCATAAATCGTCGGTCGCGTTGCGTACTCCACTTTTACTCCTTTCCTAGCATCAGATCCGCCACACCGCGATCCTGTAGTGCGGACACGCTTTCTTCCACCTATACGCAGCAGCATTCGCTTGCTCATACGTATCAAACACCCTGTAAAACACCCGCTTTCCCGTAGTGATCGCGACCACTCCCAGCTCAAGCATCTCAAGCTCGTTCATCGCTTAACCTTTCTCCCCCTCGCCCTCATTTCTATACCCAGCAAGCATCGCTCGCTTACCACAGACCTCACAAGGCTGAACCTTGCCTACAGCCGGCGGCTGCTCGATCGGCTTGCCCACATCCACATGCCTTGGAGCCCTGTCCTTGCACCCATGATGCACCACCATATACCCAAACACACACTTTGAGTCTGGGTACGCGAACGCTTCTTCCACAAACTTACTTTTCATCCTACTACCTCCTATTTCATCATCACCTTCTTCAGCTCCTCCGCCGCTCCCACATCTCCTGCGAGCAACCGCTTCGTGAGCCTATCAATCTCCGCATCCCTAGCAGCCTTATCCCACACACTAGCCTTCGGCTTGCTCTCCACCTTCAACCTCGCGAGCCTCTCATCCAGCTCCTCCACCCACTTCTTCAGCCTCGCGATCTTCTCGGGCGCTTCCAGCGCTTCATGCTCGATCTTCTCCACTTGCTCCTCATACCACTTGCGAGCATTATCCAGCATCTGCTGTCTGTCTTCCAAGGCTCGCTTCGCCCTATACAACTCATTCCCTGCTCCCCACCGAGCCTGCACCAGATCCTCGTGTGACCACTTCGCAAGTTCTTCCACCCTCTCGCCCTTGCTATCAAACGCGCTCATGCTCTACCTCTCGAGTAGTTTCCCCCACCCTGCAAAGATCCAGAGCAACATTTCTGCTGCTCCGACCTACCTAGCACCCTCCCAGGCTCCTCGTATGTTACTTGTTCGCCTGCTCATTGAGCATCGCATACAACATTCCAAGACCAGTTTCGATCTCCTCCACCGTCCGTCGCAGTGGGTTCTCTGGGTCCTTCACTAGTTCCTCATTGACCTCCAAGCCTTTCCAGTCTTCCACGATCTTCTGTACCAGCAGCCCGAACCCATGTGAGCCATAGTGCTCCAAAAACACTTTCGTAGCCTTATCCATGTTGTCCTACACTTTCTCCCGGTGTTCGGGCAGTCGGAGCCCGTAGGCTCCTTCTGCTCACACACTAGGCGAGCTTCACTTCCCTCGCTTCTTCATCAGCTCCTTCAACTCTCCTGCCGCAGACACATCCCCCGCGAGCAGCCTCTGCGTCAACGCGTCGATCCGAGCCTCTCGCGCTGCTCGATCCCCGCCGGTCTTGTAGTCCGCCCTCGCCGCATTCGCCACATCCTGCGTGTCCTGCCGCACGAAGTTTCGCACAACGGTCTCCACCGTCGTGTAGTGGCTCACGAGCCAATCCAACGCCTCGTCCCAATCTTTGACCGTCTCCAGGTCGAGCACTTCGACCGTCGCGACGATGGCTTCCCCATTCTTGTCCACCGGACGATTGTCACCCTCGTTCGGCTTCGCCTTGACCTGCTGAATCTTCTTACCAATCATTGTCCTACCCTTCAGATAGTGGTGAATCCCCCGTCCCTGGATCATACTCTCAATCGGCTAGTGGGTCAAGCCGATCCTAGAAGTTTCCAGAAATATCGCTTGCTTTCCCGACGCTGCTTTGCATTGAGCATCAGCTTGCGAGACTTCCGATATCGAGTGTACAACTCGGGACCGAGCGCTCGTGCTATCGCATTCGCAGCATCCGCCGACGTCCTAGCCGACAAAGGCTTCGGTCGCGAGACTTCGACCATCCGATCCCCTACGTAGACGCGTGTGCGTACCTTCATGGCCAGGCTCCTCGTCCCCGTCCCCGTCACAAGAGTAGCAACCGGCGTGCCAAACCCGACCCCGGTTCCCGCCCCAGCAACGCGGTTCCACTTTGGCTGTATTCGTCCACTGTGGCTGAAATGAGCAAGTTTGGCTCACTCTAGCCACCACTAGCACTTGTTCGGTCAATGTTGCCGCAACAGGCACCGTACCCTACTAGGTTAGCACTTTACTAGCCCTACCACCTCCCGCCCCTACCATCCCCCCACCACCCCTCCCTGAGCACATCTTCACCCTCCCAAAAAATTTCCCTGACTATCCGACCCTAGCCAAGAATGGTTAGCTTAGCTAGCCTTCGTACAGTATGCAGGGACCGGGTAGGGAAGCTCGGGCGCTAGCGCCCAAAGTGCTGAGGCGGGTAGCCTCAAAGGAGCAAGACTATGGCTGGGTTGACGTCGAGACGAGCGGCTAGTACGGCGATGAATCTGCTGATTCAGATGCTGGGAGCGGCCGGGGTGAGTTCGGGGAACACGTACTATGTGGATAATGGGGTGGGGAGTAACTCGGCAGGCTACGGTGGTAGTCCTGGGAAGCCTCTGGCGAGTATCGACTACGCTGTGGGGCTGTGTACAGCGAACAACGGTGATACGATTGTGGCGATGGCTGGGCATGTGGAGACTATCACCGCGGCGAACGGGTTGGATCTCGATGTTGCCGGGATCAAAGTGGTCGGGCTGGGCGTGGGAGCGTCTAGGCCACGGCTTAGCGTGGGTACGGTGGTCGGAGCTGGTATCCGGATCAACGCGGCTAGTGTGTGGCTCGAGCATGTGCTGATCACCGGAGACCTGGACAACATCACCACGGTGCTCACGATCAACGGTGTCGCAGACTGTGTGTTGCTGAATATCATCTATCGTGACGTCACTGGTCAGTGTGCGAAGTTCTTGCACGCGGCGAACAACTCAGATCGGCTCAGGATCACCAACTTCCGGCATATCGGAGACTCAGCTGCTGGTTCTACCCACAGCTGTACTTTCGATGGCTGTGACGATCTGATCTTTGAAGACTTCCATATCACTGGAAACTTCTCCACCGCAGCGGTCGGGTTCATCACCACGGCTTCCGCTCGTGTGACCGTGCGAGCGGCCAATGGTCGCCCGAGCAAGGTCTGGAACCAGAACTCGGCTGACGTGTGCTTTGTGGACACTATCACTGGTTCTACTGGTGATTTCTGTGGTCCTATCCACCTGCATCTCACCGACAACGCGGCGAACATCACTGAGGCTATCACCGGAGCGACCTTTACGCTCTACGACGATATCTTCGTGTGTAACCTCGCTGGTGAGAAAGCGATGTTGATCAACTGGACCGCTTCGACTGACGCGTAAGTTAGTTAGTATCTTCTCATGTTCCGGTCGAAGGAGGTCTACCGATCTCCTTCGGCTTTCTCACGATTCGATGACCGAATCCTCAAGGAGTTCGCATGTTCCGCAAACTGCTGCCTTTGGTTCTGCCGATGTTGCTGCTTGCCAGCGTGGGCAGCTTGCTCGTGCTGCCTGGGTGTGCTCACACTGGTTCTGCCGTGAGCGACAACGCGGTGAACTATGCGACGAGCGAGCAGCTCTACATCACCGCACTCCGCACGGTGACCAGCCTCGCCCAGCAAGGCAAGCTCACCCTGGCCCAGGCCGAGCGAGTTGAGGCTGCTCGAGCCTCAGCCGGCAACATTCTCAACCAGTGGCGAGCCGCTGTAGCCCGAGGCGAGCCGGCTAGCTTCCAAGCTAGCTTTGACTCTGCTCTTGCTGAGCTCACTCGCATCTCTGCCCAAGCCCAAGGAGCTAACTGATGAACCCCTCAGCCTGGATTGGTCTAGTCCTGCCTATCGCCAGCGCCGTGCGTGATCTGGTTGTGTTGTTCCAGAAAGACTACGGTCGTGGTCCTACGGACGACGAACTCGCTGCTTTGATCACCGCTCGCCAAGCCGCTGACGAAGCCTGGGAAGCTGTGTATCGTCGGATGAAAACCCAGCTCTAGGAGCCCCCATGTCCGACTGTGCAACCAAGTACCTTCAGTGCATCAACCTCTCCCACGATCGCTTCACGGAAGACGTCGAAGCCTGCAAAGGATCTCCTGAATGCATCATGGCAGCCAAAGCCCAGCGGGATCTCCGCGACGAGCAGTGTTGGAAAGACTACCTAGCCTGCGTAACTGGTGGCGGAACTTCTGCATGCAGCTCCTGCGACAAAGGAACTTAGCCATGACTAAGCAGGCTGTAAAGGAAACAACCAAGAATGTTGTGATCCCTGCTACAGTAGCTACTGGACTGATCGCCTTGATTGCTCAGGCTCTGGGCTACTTGCCTCAGGCCCATGCTAGCCGACCTGACACACACGATGTAGAATGGAAAGCAGCCTTCGTAGCCTGGGATAAGAACTACCGCGATGACCAGAAAGCCACCCAGTCTCGATTTGACAAACTCACCGACGTAATCGTAGATCTCAAAAGCGAGATCTCACGACTCTCAGGTAAACTGGAGCGTTGACGTGCTTAGATCCTTATTCTCGTTTCTGCGTTCAATCTTCCACAGTGAGCAAGGTGAACTCTAATGGCTGAGCTCTGGATTGATGGAGACTACGGTAACGACCGGAACGATGGACTCAGTGAGGAAACTCCTGTCCGCTCACCGGGCGTACTCGCGACTGTTTGGGACTCTCTTAGCGGAGATGTCCAAGCGATCCACTGGAAGGGCCGTATTGACATCGCCAATGCTTGCATGAACAGCCCAGCAACGTTTAGCTTCGATCCTAGCTCAGCCGGTGGTGATGTAGTAAACCACGTCTACCCAGGAACTTACTTTGTCTATGGAAACGTCTACTGGCCTGGAGATTTGTCTAGTGGAGCCAGCGACACCCAGGGACAGGTTCCACTTGAGCTTCCATCTGGTCTCACTATTGAGTGTGTAATGCTCGACTGGGAACAGACCGAGCACCATCGACACTCCGATGGTCGATACTACACTGATCTCACTGAGGCTGCTAGTGTTGGGGATTCAGCAGGTGCACCATACTCCTGGTACCACGACGGTACGAGCCTGTGGGTCAACTACGGAGACCTTCCCGACGTAAACGTGATTGTGGTATTTCGTCCTACTACCGGGATTATTTTCCATAATGTCTCAGCCCTCAGCTGGACCTATGTCGCTCTAGTCTTTGGCACAGCTTATATTGTGATGCCTCGGTATGTCAACTCCGGCTACGACCACTACTTCTGCCAGGTAAACCCTGTGGGTCTTAGTGCTCCTGGTCCTTATGGTCTTCAGGGCTTCAAAGCCGACTTTGCTTGGCATTTCTTTGGTCTGATCGGCAGTAGCTCTATTACTGGCTACTCCAACTTCATCAACTCCGACAACCACATCTGTGCTTCATTCGTAACCGACGTAGCTGCAGTCTCTGCTAACCCATTCGTCACCTACTCCGCTACTACAGGTACTCTCACCACCACTGGTTACTATGGACGTCGCAACTATTTCCGTTGGCAGCGTCCGATGACCTACGCTGGTGTGACTATTGCCGAAGGCACTGGTGGTGGTAATACAGCATACAACCACCGAGTCACAGCTTACCTCTCTCACACCGGAGCTGGTGGAACCATCGCGATCCTCAACACTGGTCCAATGTCTTTAGACGAGATCCACCACGTCTGGGACATGGAAGTCACTAACCCTTACCTTCCTCAGCCCAACACCCAGTCTCTTTCAGCCGGAGTCTTTGCACCAGCAAGCTGGTCCAGCTACGCGGTGAATCTTGAGCTCCGCAATAGACTTCCCTACAACGCAGCCTACAATGGACTGCATTATGGGCTGTTTTTCTTCAACCTCGACACTAACGTGTGTCTAGTCCGGCCCACGCTCAAGCTTCCGGACGGCAATGTGCTGGTTAACAATTCAGATCCCTGGTTGCTCTTTGGTGAGACTAACGGCACCAACACTCGTATTGAGATCATGGAGCCAAAGATCATGCTTGCCGGTAACTCTGATGGAAACTTCCATCGAGTAATCCAGCTCCGTGGTACGACTGGTGAGATCGTCTGTCGACTACGTAATCCGACGATTGTGAGCGAGGCTACTACACTGGCCCAGTCTGTGATTCTTCTCGATATCTCTGGTGCCTCGGCTACTGCTAAGTTCCAGGTCTACAACGGTCTGTTCCACTCCAACGACACGGTGAACTCGCTCTACTTCGTGGTGGTCTACGCAGCGACAACGACTCAGATTGCCCTCTACTCTTCGGATCCCTCGGATCTTGTGTTCGAGAACTGCTGGTACTCTGGCTTTGGCGCTGCTCGCTATGACGTTTCCGGTGGTGGTCAGCGAGATACTGCTACTGAGTGGGCAGCTAACTCTGGCGATGGACCTCACGACGGCACACTCGGTAATGGCGCTGGTCGTGATGCCAAGTACACTTCAGCTGGAACCTGGAACTCATCCACTGAGGAGTTCGCCAGCACCGACGCTGCTCGGACCTCTGTTATTGATTCTAGTATCACTCTTAGCTATGCTCCATCTATCGGTAACAACGAGCGAGCATTCTCGCGCCACCGTGGAGCAGATCAGTACCAAGTCAATGCTCGAGCCAAGAATCTCATGCTCCCTCACCTTGGAGAAGACCCAATGGTCGCTAGTCTTTATGCCTCGATCACGGGCAATGTCACAGATCAAGAGATGCTTCGATCCACTGGTGATCGTACCTTCCGAGGCGGAGGTATCGAGGCCGGTGGTCGGATCGTGTTGGGTACTGCTACCTCGGCCGACGTCACAGTCAAGGACTCTACTGGTCGGGTGCTCTATAGTAGTACAGGAGTTGTGGCAAATACTACGATTGATCCGGCTCCACGCGGAGTCGTTGGACCACTCAAGGTTACAGTCGCGAACATCTCCAACGCCGCACACACTCTCTCGGTGTACTGGAGTGTGAACGAATGAGCCAACTCGACGCTCCACACGCAGTAGACCAGACTACGTACATCCGTAGACTGTTGCCCAGACACTTCGATATCCTCGAGCTTGTACTTGCTGGTCACGACAATCTGACCATCTCTAAGTCTATGGGCGTGTCTAAAGACATGCTCAACATGCTCCAGCGTTCTCCGCTTTTCCAAGCCGAGCTCAGCAAGCGTCGTCGCGAGTCCGGTATCGACACCCTCAACCACCTAGACCGCTCAGCAGCTTCCGCCAAAGCTCAGTCAATCCTAGACCAGGCTAGCGAGCGAGCCGCAGCCACCCTTGATGGCTTGCTCGAGGCTGACGACGACTCAGTCCGGCTTCGAGCGGCCAGTTCGATCCTCGACCGAGTCTTCGGCAAGTCCAGCGAGCAAGGCGCCAAGATCGTTGTCAACGTAACCGCGGAGCATATCCAGCTCCTTCACCAAGCACTTCAGGAGTCCAAACATGAAAATGTCTCAGCCAACCGGCCCGGTTCCCAGTGTCCCGAATCCTCCGGGTCCGAACTACACCAAGCGAGCGGGAGCTCGCACACCCCAGCCGACGAGCTCCCAGCCTTCAGCCCCGCCGACGAACGCGGGAATGTTCACAAAGCGGACTCCCTCGGCTCCGAGCATGTCTGATCCAGCCGCCTTTAGCAAGAAGATGTGATGCTTTCGATCCAGGACCAAAACTTAGCTCTCCGAGATCCAGCCAGCAAGCGTTTAGACATGGAAGCGCTGCTGGCTAAGTCTCGTGAGTCGTTCTACTTCTTCGCCAAAGGAGTACTAGGCTACAACTGGATCGTTCCTCACATTCACCGTCCGATCTGCGAGGAGCTCGAAGACCTTTCCAAGAACTGCAAGGTCTTCGTGCTGCCTCGTGGTTGGCTCAAGACTACACTGTGTACGATCGCGTTTCCGATCTGGCTGAGTATCCAGGACGAGTCTCACCTCTACCACGGTCCCAATGTTCGTATCCTCATTGTCCAGAACACCTTCCTCAACGCTTGCAAGAAGCTAGGAGTGATTCGAGGTCAGTGGGAACAGAACCCGTTGCTGCGTGGGATGTGTCCACACTTGCTTCCGAGCAAGACCTCGACCTGGAAAGCCGAGTCCGCGTGTCTTACTCGTACTAAGCTTTGGGCCGAGTCCACTTACGAAGCAGCCGGCGCCCGCACCCAGGTCACTGGTCGCCACTACGACGTAATCATCGAAGACGACACAGTAGCTCCTAACCTTGACGAACTTGGCGAGGAAGCCCTGGCTCCCACTACCGAGCAAGTCCAAGACGCCATCGGCTGGCACACCAAAAACGTACTGCCTCTGCTCAACAACCCCAGCACTGATCTCAACCTCGTAGTCGGTACACGCTGGTACGACCAGGATCTGATCCGTCACATCATCGACAAGGAACCACATTACTCCGTAACCACACGAGCATGTAGGGAGACCGAGGGACAGCCTGATGTCAGAGGGCAGCTGACGTATCCCGAGCGTTTTGACGAGAAGACACTCGAGAGACTAGAGGCATCCCTTGGTCCCTACATGTACTCTTGCCTCTACATGAACCAGCCGGTTCGTCGTGAGGACATGGCTTTCAAGCCCGAGTGGTTTTTGGACTATGACAACATCCCGCCTACACAGAGCTTCGCGATCTACACCACAGTAGATCCTGCTACTGATCCTAAGTTGAGCAAGACCGGAAAGACAGACTACAGTGTCGTGATGACCTGTGGTAAGGACACCGTGACTGGTCTGGTCTATGTGCTGGACTACTTCCGACGCAAGTGCAACCCAGGAGAACTCTCAGCCGCGATCTTTGAGCACGTGATCAAGTGGGAGCCGATCTTAGTGGGTTACGAGGACGTAGCCTATCAGCGCTCGATCGACTACTACCTCAAAGAACTCATGCGCCAGCAGCAGCGGTACTTTGTGCTGCAGAGACTAGAGCTAAGTCGCCAGAAGAACGCGAAAGAGACTCGGATTGCTGGGTTGCAGGCTCTGTTTAGCTCTGGAACGATCCTCACTCGTCCAAACATGCACGAGCTCAAGAGTGAGCTTCTCATGTTCCCGATGGGGAATAATGATGACCTGGCTGACGCGCTGTCTATGCAGCTTACACTGTGGAAACTGACCAAGATCAAAGCCCAGCAACGCAGACAGCCAGATGATAGTACGTTCAGCCTTGAGCAAGCGATGAAGGAAATCAAAGCCCGAGGCAAACGCCAGTCTCCAGTCTTCGATCCAGCCAACTGTTCGTCTCTAGCATTTATTGGGAGAGCGTCATGAGTGATGAGCTCGAGCTCGCTACGACTACGGAGCTTATTGATGAACTAGCCAAACGCTTTCCTCATGGCTTGCTAGTCTCCGGACTTCGACCAGTCAAGGAAAACGACCACCAAGAATCCTGCGAAACTCAATGGCGACATGGTCTTACAGCGTGTATCGGACTTGCAGAACGGGCCCGTCTTCACCTAACCCAGCTAACCGCTCAGAATCAAACAGAGGCTGACTAATGTCCACTCAAAACTACACCCCTGAAGACTGGCTCGAGGCTATCTCTGATGGTCTGGAGTACCGTCGTCGCTTCGGCCTCGAAGACAAGTGGGGCGAGTTTGAGGCGATTTACTACAACACACATCAGAGCATGATGAATGATGGTCCGAACATCTTTCTCTCGCAAGGCGATGCGATGCTCAGCACTCTCACGGTGCCAACTGCTCGGATCAAGGTCAAGCCTACAAAGCCCGAAGAAGTCACCACTGCTCCACTGGTCGAGAGTCTCGACAACACCCTGCTGCGAGAACTCAATGTTGCCGACGAAGTCGACTCAGCCGCGCTCCACGCTTATCTGTTTGGACGAGGGTTCCTCAAGATTGGATACGACTCCGAATGGGGTTACTCTCCAGAACACGATCTTGGAGGCTCTCTACAGCTTGGCGCGACACTCACCCAGCTCAATCGTTCTGGCTCACGCCGGATCGAGTATGACTCAGCAGTCACTCCTGGATCTCCTTGGGTACGAGCAGTAATGCCTCACGATATCGTGGTTCCATGGGGAGCTAAGGATATCGAGTCTACGCCTTGGATCGCTCACCGAGTCGTGCGGAAGTTGAAAGACCTGCGCTCGGACCAGAAGTACTCTGTACCTCGAGATCTCAACCCACAGATCTCGATGCAGGATTTCCACGACAGCTACAACTCGGCTCAAGCTAAGAAGATCGGAAAGAAGCTCAACACCAAGGAAGCCGAGTACATTGAGCTCTATGAGATCCACGATCGCTGCACAGGGATGATCTACTGTGTGACCTGGGACTGTGACAGGTTTCTTCGCAAGGAGACCAACGCGCTCCAGATCAACAATGCACTGCCTTTTACTGGTCTGGGCTTCACCCCGCGTACTCGTAGCTTCTGGACTACACCCGATGTCTACTATCTCTACTACATCCAGAACGAGCTGAGCGACACCGCGGTCCAGCGAACCAAGCAACGCCGAATCTCGACGCTCAAGTTCCTTTACGACGATGGTGTGATTAGCGAAGAAGAGCTAGCCAAGATTCTCTCGCCCGAGGTTGGTGTAGCCGCGAAGATCGAGGGTGGTCAAGAAATCGGCAAGGCTCTAGCTCCGATCAACTACGCTCCGAACCAGCAGCTAGCCAACGAGGAAGAACTCCTGCGGGCTAATGCTCGCGAGCAGATTGGTTTCAGCCGGAATCAGCTAGGCGAGTACACTGGTGGTCGCAAGACAGCTACAGAAGTTGGGGAAGTCAGCTCTAGCTCTCGTCTCCGCATGTCTCGCCGTGGACTTCAGGTCAAGCGGCTCTACGAGGACACGATTCGTCGAGTGAACAATATTCTCTTCCGCTACTGGTCCATCCCTCGCTATGTACCCTTGCTTGGAGCCCAGCGCACCCAGACTTGGCAAGCCGTAAATGGTCCTCTGCTCTCAGGCGCCTACGATTACGGGATCGAGTTCGTCGAAGCCCAGGAGCTCGCTCAGCGCAAGTTCACCGCTCTTCAGCTCTACGCTCAGCTAGCCCAGGATCCCGGTGTCGACCCGATCGGTCTCCGCGACTGGCTTTGCTCTCAGGTCAACGACCCTGCCTTCGAAAGGATCTTCAATGCCGATGTACGACGCCGTATGCTCGAACTCCAGCTGCAATCACAAGGAGGAGGTGTTCAGCAAGGTGGTCGTGGAGGCGGGCAAGGAAGTCCCGGGCTACAGCTGCCCCAGCTGCAAGCGCCCTCTGGTCAAGGTCCTAACCCCTCCTCAGACCCGACGGGACTCTTGGCCGGAGGGGGGTCTAACCCTGGACCATATCGCTGACCAGCCCAAACACTTCTCGTCACGTCAAGAGCTGCGTAGCTACTGTCGTGCGCATGGTCTCTCCTCAGGAGCGCTGTTGTGAAACAAGTTACTATGAGTCGAGAACCTGGGGGTCCTTGGACCTTCGAGTTCTCTAACGAAATCCGTCAGCGTGATGTGAATCACCTCCGACGGATGCTCGTTGCTCAGTACAATCGGTCAAAGCTTAGGGCTAGAATCGAACGTAAACGAGCAACTCGTCTGGCTGCAGAGAAGTCATCTGCAGCCACGCTCACCCAGGTCGAAAAAGCCTCTAACACAAAGGATCAAGTGAATGCCTCTGCCTAACTCACAAACTGGAAACCAGAACCCGGACGCTGGCGAAGGAACCGAGGACGAAGAGATCGTCCACACGAACGACCAGTCTGCCGCGAATGCTCAGCTTGCTGCTCAGAACCAGCAGTTGCTCGGGATCTTGGCTGACCCGGACATTCTTCGAGTCTACAACGCGAAGAAGGCTGGCAAGCCTGTGACGATCTCTGACACCCCTGAGCCGGACCCGGCACCTGAACCCGAAGACGATCCCACGGCTGGTCTTGACGACAACGACCCTTCCAAGAAGATTCTCGAGACTATCACCAAGCTGATCGACACCAAGCTCAACAAGGCTCTGGAGCCTCTTTCGGGTCAGCTTGACTCTGTGCGGTCTGTGACCGAGCAGGTTCAGCGCCAGGAAGTCACGAGCCAGATCAGCAAGGCTCAGGAAAAGTACAAGGACTTTGGCGAGTACAAGACCAAGATGCTGGAGCTCTCAAAGGAGAATCCTAGCCTTGCCGTCGAAGACCTCTACATCCTTGCCAAGAACCGAGCCGGCAAGCTTCGCATGGTTGAGCAGGTCACCACTACCGAGCGTCCTACTCATCAACCAAACCGTTCATCCAAACCCGGTGGCAAGCAGCCGCCCCCTCGCCCTGCGGGTCGCAAGGGCTTTACTGACATGCTGGCTGAGAGTCTTGCTGGACTCGACACCGCTGGCATGTAAGGAGTTTTCTAGACTATGGCTGTCACACTTCCGTCCCTTACCCAAACTATCGACAACGCGTTTCTGACGACGTGGTACGATATCCGCCCGGAGGCTATCGACAACGTGCTGGACGCAACGGTGGTCTGGGCCGTGCTGAACAACTCTGGCTGCATGCAGACCCAGGAAGGTTCAGAACTCATCACCCGCACGATTCGCTACGGCGAGGATACCGCCACCGCGATCAAGAAGGGAGACATGCTCCCAGTCGGCGAGGTCGAGCTCGAGACTATGGCAATCTGGACCTGGCGAACGATCGCCAGCAAGGTCCAGCGCGATACGTTCGATGATCAGAAGAACCGTGGTCCGAGCAAGATCAAGGACTACGTGGGTCTCAAGATCACTGGCGCACGCGATGCGCTTGAGCAGAAGTTCGAGAGCTCAACGCTGAACGCGATCGATACGGCTGAGACTAGCCGCGAAATGCAGGGGATCAACGATCTTCTGCCTCCGATCGCTAGTCGCAGCACGGGTACCTACGGACGCATTACGCGTCCGGCGACGTTCTCTGACTCTGGCAACGGTGTCTACAAGCCCGCCACGGGCAACACCTTCTGGGGTGCGAACTACCTGCCGGGCGTGCTGAACTCGATCGAGGACGATCTTCTCGACGACATGAAGAAGCTCTACAACTCTACTCACAACAACCAGACTCCTCCGAATCTGATCCTCACTACGCAGTCCTTGTTCGAGATCTACGAGACCTTCGCGCTCGACGCGGTTCAGATCATCAAGGACGAGTCTACGTTCCTGGCGGACCTGGGCTTCGAAGTCCTGCGGTTCAAGGGCAAGCCGCTGGTGTGGACCAGCAACATGACCGCGAATCACATGTGCATGCTCAACACCAACTTTATCGAGCTGGTCTACGATCCAGCCTACTGGTTTGCTATGACTGACTGGAAGCCCATTCCGCTCGAAACCAAGCGCATTGCACACATTCTGTGCTTTGCCAACATGATCACCACCCAGCCCCGTCGTCACGGTCGTCTCGAGTACGCGTAAGTCTAGCACTACGTTCGACGATTCGACCAACGAACCCTCAAGGAGTATACATACATGTCCCTTCGACAAGTTTTCAACACTCAGCTCACAGACGTGGACTCGAGTGCCCGCGACACGGTCGGTTCCCTCCGTTGGGAAAATGACAAGCTGTACAAGTACGTCAAGATCATGAACACCACGGCTACGGTTGCTGGTGTGGCTGGTGATCCTGTGGCGTACTTCGCTGGTGGTGCCAACATCCAGGGCGAAGATGCTCGAGTGGTGATTGACCTCAGCGATGCTGACACCATCCCTGTCTGTGCAGGCTTCCTGATGGGTACTGTTACTGGTACCTTGACCGTGGCCTACTATGGCTGGATTCAGCTCACCGGCGCTGTCACTGTTCCAACCGCGATCACCTCCGGTGTTGTCGGCAACGAAGTTTACCTCACCACCACTGACAAGACCCTTGCCAAGCTGGTTGAAGTTGACTCACTCGGTGCCTTCCGACGTTCGGTTGGTGTCGAGATCACCGCTACTGCGGCGAACAACAAGATCATCACCAGCTGCATCTTCTAAGGAGCCTAGTCCATGAACCGCGAGGCTATCGAAAACCTAGTTATCGAGGCTACCCGCAGAACTGACAAGACGACTCTCATTCGTTCCGCGATCAATATCGCGGTCGAAGAGGTCTCGAGCCAGCGTCTGTGGTCTGACCTCATGACCGAGGCTACGGTCGCTCTCGCGGAAGGCGAAGGCTCTGTAGACCTAGCAAGTGACGTGGCTCGGATTGTTGAAATCCGAGTGATGGATGGCCTCCAGAGCCAACCTCTGGAAGTGCGTCCTAAGACATGGCTGATCACCCGTGTCCCGGACCCGTCTAGTCACGCTGTAGGTCGCCCGTGTCATGGGTACTTGGAAGGTACTACACTCCATGTACTTCCGTGGGCGGATGATGACTATGATCTCAACTACACCTATTTTCGACGTCACCCTGAGCTCAGTGCTTCGACAGACGAGGTTCTGATTCGCTGTGCTAGTTCGGCGGTGGTGAGCTATGCGATCTACTGGGTTTTCAAGTCGATCGAGAAGCACGAGGACGCTCGTGAGTGGATGGCTAGCTATGGTCACCACCTAGCTTCAGCTATCAAGGTAGACAAAGCCAACTCCGTCGTCCGCTTCCAAGCCGACGAACACGGTACACTTGGTCGGTATCCAGGCAGCTACTGGCTCGACCCGTTCGCAAAGGAGATGCCATAAGTGGCTAACACACTCGAGACAGATTGGGACGAGGGCTCACCGATTAGCAGCCAAGCTCGTCGTGCCGGAGCAGCCGAGATTCTTAGTCTTAGGAAGGGAGTAAGACTGCGGCTGGCCAAGGAGCACGACACGCTAGCTACAGCGGGCGATGGTGGTGAGCACAAGGCCGGTAGTGCGAAGGCGTATCATCAGGCCAGTGCTCCGACCCAGCGACCGGATGCTAGTACGAGCTTAGACACCGACGACGCTGGCCGGCTTTGGCTGGATTCAGACGACGACAAGCTCTACAAGTGGAACGGTTCTGCTTGGGAAGCGGTCAAGGCTATTGCCTTGATCTCGCAGTTCGAGAAAGACAACCAGGCTGCGTTGCCTAGTTTGCCTTTCACTCAGTCTGGTCTAACCAACGGCACTTACATCGTCTGGCTCTATGGAGCAAGCGACTACACCAGTAACTCTGATCCACTTACTATCTCCGCCACGATCAACGGTATCACTCGCACGCTCTACCTGGCTAACCAGCCCGACGGCAATGCTGCGTTCATGATCCCATTCCACGTCACCGTCTCTGCTGGTACTTGTTCACTTACAGCCACCAGTAACATTTCTTGGCTCGGCACCATGTCCGGTTTCCTCACGGTTCCTTCATGAAGCCACAACCTCAACCTAAACCCGCATACGTGCCTGTGGAGTCTATCGCTCCCCTGCGGGGCTTGGCTACCACTCCGGCCAGCACTAGGCTTGATCCAGCGTACTCACCCTCGCTGATGAACTGTGTCATCCGTGATGGCGAAGTCCGTCGCCGCGGAGGATATCAGCAGTTGGGTCAGCGTCTGGTTGGTCGAGTACTGGCGCTAGTCGAGTTTGGCGAGCTGGCTGAGAGTCGTGTGCTGGTGGCTCTCACTAGCCACCGCCAGTACTACTACAGCACTGGTACCGGGTTGTTCGTGGATCTTACTCCGGGCCAGGCTAGCTACACAATCACGGCTAACCCAAGCACGACCTCGTTCCGAGTCGCTACAGATCTCACGGCCGAGTTCACTGCTGGTCGATTGTTTCCAGTAGTTGGCGGAGTCAACGAGGGAGTCTACACCGTAGCTAGCTCGAGCTTCGGCGGAGGCAACACTACGATTGTGGTGGAAGAGACTTTGCCCGACCAGGCTACTGTAGCTGGCGCAATCGTTCTGGCGGACGATTTCGACACCGACGAGCGTGGTACACTGTCTTATGCTTCGTTGACGGACGTCAACGGTCATCGTTTGCTGGTGACCAACGGCAACGACATTCCGCGAGTCTGGGACGGTGATACTGGTGCTGGGTTCGAGGACTGGACTCCGACCTTCACAGACTTCGTAACCTGTGACACGGTTGCTGTGTTTGCTGAGCATTTGTTCTTGGGAGGAATCAC